ACTAAGAAGTCAAATAAGATTAAGAAGTCTAAGAAGTCAAATAAGACCAAGAAGTATCAGTCAAAGAAGCCTAAGAAGTATCAGTCAAAGAAGCCTAAAATCAACTAAATACAACTACAAATCATAATAACATATATAACACAATATATGTTATTAAAATAATAAATTTATTATAATACTTTATAATACTTAACTTTTTTAAATACTTAAATATCTAAACTTACAATATTTTTATCGCTTCGCTGTCTGCGTTTAGATTTTGTTGGTATTTTAGCATTTGTTAAATCTCTCAAGTCTTCAATACTAATAGTGCTAGATTCATTATTTATTTTTTCATTAACATCAACTTGTTTGGTTTTTAGACCACTTAATAGAGACGCAATATTTTGATTAGGTGGAGCAACCGAAGGACCCTTCATTTCTGGGCGTGTAATGCGTTGCTCATTAAAAGGATTGCCTTCACCATTATCCATTTCCATACCTCGCGCTGACATAATATCAGGGCGATTTATGATATTTTGCACTCTTTGACTGCGTTCGGGTAATTTAGATTCAACGGGCGGTGGCGGTGGTCCCGAATTAACATTTGGTGGCATTGATGCTCCAAATCCAGGATTTGCACCATTATTTCCAAATAGTCCATTCATAAATCCGCCTAATCCAGGTTTAGATTGCCCCATTGTATTAACTGCTGCTTGAGTAAATTGTTTCATTAATTCTGGATTTTGTCGCATAATATCATCCATGCCAGGCATCGAAGATTTAAATAATGTATTTGACATATGAATCATCATTGCTGAACCACCTAATTGAAACAATAATTTCAATTCGGGAGACATTTTTGCTTTTGACTTATATTTTTCGTGTAATTCGGCAAAAATTTCATCATATTCATCAATATTTTCATTAATTTGTTCTCCCCAACCATCAAGTTTAATATCAAAAGGGTCAAATTTATTATTTAAAAATTCTAATCCAGTTATACATGCCATCAACATTTTTCCTTGAAATTTAATAGCATTGGACTTTTCTTTTTCAGCAATAATAGTTTCATATTCTCCAATCATTTCATTTAAATTTGAATCCATATTATAGCGTTTGCTAAGCGATACCCCTTTTCTCTCTAAGTCTTCTAACTTGCGTAAATATTTGAACTTTTCTTTTAACTCTTCTTCTTTAGTTAATTCAGGTTTTTCTTGTACTTTGTCTAAATTAATAGGAACATTATTAAATTTACCAAATCCATCCCAAGTTTTATTTTCATTCATGTTTGCTGTCGATTTTCCTAAATTTACTCCCTCATTATCATTGTTTTTTGTAACAGGTTTAACATTTGCACCATTGTTTTTAGAATCACCAAATAAACCTCCAAAAATGGACTTTTTATTGGCGCTTGTTGATTGATTGTAGTTAATTTCTTTTTTATTATCCGAGTCTATAGTAGTATTTAACTTTAGTTTTTCATCAAATTGTTTAGAAGTGTTAGTATCTGTTAAATCATTTAATTCATTTTCTAAACTAGTAATGTCTTCAATATCTATTGATGTTGATGTTTTTTTATCAGTTATATTTTTTCCATTCATTAATAATTCAATACCGCCTCCAAAATTAGCAGATGGTTTTTTTGATATAATTTCTTCTACATCTGAATCATTAATTTTAAATTCTGGAATTTGAAAATTATCAATATTTAAAGTTTCAGGTTCTATTTCTATAATATCCATTAAAACTATTATGATAAAAATAGAAGTTTAATTTTTAAATACTCCGCATTATATATTATATATTGGTTATTAATTATTAATTATTTTAATACATTAAAATTTTCTAAATAATAAATTCCTTGTAAAAAACAATCTGCTAAATCGTCTTTTTTTGAATGTTTAATAAAGAATGCATGTTCTATAGACATATTTTTATGTTCTAATAATTGTTTTGTGTAATAAATGCTGAGTTTTTTTCGCTCATTATATGATAATTTTTTATCTTTATCTTTATCTTTGTTTTCTTTAATTTCATCAACTTCGCATAAATCTTTATAATTACTTATATATTTACTTTCTTTACTTATAAATGGTTTTAATTTATTTGTTGCTGAAATAAATTTAATATTATAATTATTACAATCTATAAAATATTGAGATATCATGCCTTGAATAGTTTTCATTCTATTAGCAATAGGACTTATTTGATTTTCCAAAATAATTTGGTCAATACTAGATAACTCATAATTTTTGAATAATTCATTTAATTCGTTTTTAATACTAATTCCTATATCTATTAAATTTACATTATTGGCATTAACGCTTTCAATTGCTTCAAAACAAGTAGAGTTCAAATATTCTTCTAGTAATTTGATTAATGAAGCTTTATTTATTGGTTTTTCTATTTTTATTTGATATTGTTCAATAAGAGTTGAGAGATTAGCAACAGATTGTTTGTGTAATGTTTTAATATTACATGTTGGCAAACTATATTCCGATTTTTTTGTATGATTTTTACAATAAAAAACATTGTCTTTATGAAATTTGGCTTCTTTTGAACAACATTTTTCATTACAAGAAATTAATTTGTTGCATAAATTTATTACATCCCATTTTATAATTTTAAAATCTTTAAATTCATTAGCATTGTTTTTTTTATCTATAACATCACATTCTAAAATCACATATGCTAAATTTTTAATTCCTATATCTATACTTAATATTTTCATAAATATTATATTTATTATTACAAATATTATATAATTAATTATATAATATTTATGTATTTATTTCTATATATTATAATAAAAGTTTATTTATTTATTTGCAGCTAAGCACACTGAATAGTTTAATCTATAAAGATAATACCCAAATATAAAGGTAAAAAAATATGATATTGCAAAAGCTAGTATTTTGTAATCCTTTTTATATATGCCTATTAGTGCTACAATTAATGCTAAAAATGCTAATGCCAAAGCCCCCCATCCTAAAACATAAAAAGACATACAATGACCTTTATTTAAAGGTGTCATCAAACCATCAAAAAAATTCATATTATATAATATAATAAAATATAATAAAATATAATAAAATATAATAAAATATAGTAAAATATTATAAAATATTTTAGTTTGCATTAATTACATACTTTGATACATGTTTTTGCGCATCCAATTGTTGTTTAGACAAATATATATTTTTTAAATCACTTGTTTCATATCCATATGGTTGATCACGGGATAAAATCGAGTTAAAAATATAGGGTGTTTTATTAGACACTAAAGGTTCCGAAGTATTATTTGAAGTTGCTCCGCACTCAATACAAGAAATATATTGATTATTTTTTATAATAGTATCAGCATTTACTTGTAAATATTTTCTATAATCGCTATTATTTTTAATATTTTTATTATTTTGAAAAACACTATCATTAAGAGCAGACGAATAATAATTGCTAAATAATCTAGAATCATTCATTAACGGAGGAGAATTAAAGTGAATATTATTGGAACCACTATAGCAAGTTCCCCAACTCATAAAATTAATATTATATTATGTAATAATATTAATTTTTTATAGATTATAAATTAAAACTTATATATGAAAATTGTGCTTGTTTTCATTCTTTTTGTAATAGTTTTACTAAGTCAGACTTTTTCATTTTTTGTGCACTTTCATTATCTGTTAAATTTTTAGTCACAACTAATGTTTTTAAATCATCTACTTTCATTTTTGAATAATTTTTTCTTTCACCTGTTTTAGTATTCGAATCTTGAATGTTTTCTAAATTAATAATTTTTGGTTCGTTATTTGTATTATCTAATGTAAATGAATCTAAGTTTATAGGTAAATTTTTTAAAAATGTTTCATCATCTATACTTGAAATAGTCTGGTCGCTTAGTTCAATCTTTTCTAAATCTTCTAAATCTTCTAAATCTTCTAAATCTTCTAAATCTTCTAAATCTTCTAACTTATTATTAGAAATTTTTAAACTTTCTGTATTGTTTTTATCCTCGTCCTCGTCCTCATCATCATCATCATCAT